GTGCGACAACAATAGTGGTGGCATCGAAAAAATTTGGATTAATCAGCAAGACAACATCGACACTTTTACACTCGATGCAACCGACACATACACAATTGATGCAATCACACTCAATGGGGGTGCGCCTGATTACACTGCGTTTGAAATACGCAGAAACACAGGTTCATACACTGAAGATGCAGCAATTGACCTTGTGAATGGTTCATCTTATGTAACTGCGACAATCAACCTATTGTTCCACCGAAGAGACCAAGACAAATCTCAAGCAATTAAGATACTTGGATCGGGTCAACAATACTTGAATGCAATTGTTAAGGATATGAACGGTAAGTATTGGTACTTCCCATTCCTTCAATTGAGCGCAGTCGGTGAGGGTTCAGGTACAACTCGTGCAGATGGCAGCAAATACTCCGTTACACTCCTTGGAGAAATGGACCAGCTGTCATATGAGATTACTGAAGCCGCTGTTGAGCTTGTTGTTCCAGCACTATAACAACTTTTCCTGTTCATAGTTGTGAGAGCCATCCTTCGGGGTGGCTTTTTTTATGAACAAAATTTGACCTAATTGCAACATAAGTAATGATATACATCAACAAAGGTGAGGTCAACAGCATAGTGCTGACACTGTCGGAAGTGTCAACGCTGCCTTCACCGTATTATTTGTTCGTATTCCAAAACGAAATGAACCCAACATCCGACCCAATCTTGTTCACCAACACCGATGACTCACCATATCCTGAGAGATTCAATCTCTTTTACCTGGATGAACCAATCGATGTGGAACTAATGAAGGGACAATACTCATACAGCGTGTACGAATCAACCATACCGCCAACCGAAATCAGTGACACCACAGGAGTAGTCATCGAGGAGGGCAGAATGGTTGTAAGTGGCGCAGCAATTTCATCAATTTACGATTAACACATGGCTTGGTACGATATATTCAGAGCAAAAAAAGAGGAAGCAGTTGAGATGATAACATCCAATTATGATGCTTTCAGCACACCATTCTTGAAAGTTGGTGGCGCAAACCTGTCACTCCCATATGTCAATGGTCGATACACTACCGCCAACCAAATTAGATTTGGTCAGGATGATATGTATCCACAGTTGCTCAATCAAATGGTTTACAGCTCACCACTGCATGGCTCCATTGTGGACTACAAAACTAACGCAGTCATTGGTGGCGGATTTGAACTCAAGACAGCCAACGCAACACCGAAGGACTTGCTTGAGCTGTACACATTTGAGAAAAAAATTAAACTTAAAAAGACTGCTCGAATCACAACAGAGCAATTGATTGTACACAACCGAGTGTACTTCCGTTTGTTTTTTGATGACAAGATGAAGATGACCAAGGCAGATAATGTCTCACCCGAGAAGGTTAGAAAAGGTCGCAACAAGAATCAGTACTTTATTTGTGAGGATTGGTCCACTCGAATTGATATCCAAGAAATCAAAAGGCATCATCCATCATGCACTGATCGTGAACAGCTTTTTGTTTATGAGGTCGAGTGCTTGGGTCAAGATTGGTATCCGCTTCCAAAATACTCCTCCGCACTCAATTTCGCATATCTCTCGGGCGAGTTAAGTTACTTCGCAAAGTCCAACATTCAGAACAGTATCTTCCCATCGTTTGCAATCATGTTCCCAAAAAGACCGCAATCAGAGGAAGAGAAAAATGTACTGCGTCAAACCATCGACAAACTTAAGGGAGCGCAGAACGCTGGAAAAACAGCCGCATTTTTTGCCAATTCACAAGAGCAGTTGCCTAAGATTGAGAGCATTCCAACCAACTCGAATGACAAACTCTTCCAGGAAGCAAGTGGATTGAACACTGAGCAGATTTGTTTTGCCCATACTATCGACCCGATACTGATGGGAGTGCGCACCACTGGCTCACTCGGTTCAGGTTCAGATATCAAACAAGCATATGTCATTTTTGAAAAGAATGTCGTGATGCCGCTCAGAGATCAAGTGCAAGATATCTTCAACGAAATACTTCACATCGCCAAGTTGAGCGTGGCTGAGTTCCAAATCAACAACTTCCAAATCATCAATGAGACGATTGTTGAAATCGATGAAGATGCTTCCAAAACATCGGATGCACTCAACGCAATGAGTCCATTGGTTGCAACCAAAGTCCTCGAGCAGATGACCATCAATGAGGTCAGAGCATTGGCATCACTTGGACCGATTGAAGGTGGTGATGTCACAGCCACTCAAGCCGCACAACAACAAACACCTCAATTCTGATGCTGTACTTTATCACTGAAAACTACCTCAAGACCAACACGCCCATCACAGCAAATGTGGATGTGACTGATGTGTTCCCATATGTTGCCACTCAAGCACAGCTCCGAGTGATGCCGATACTTGGTACTGTCTTTTACAACCATTTGCTTGATGCATACAACAATCAAACTCTGACACCTGAGGAAGAGACGCTCGTCACATTCATTCAGCCTGTCATTGCATGGAGATCAGCTGAAGATGCTGTCTTTGGATTGACATATCAACTCAAGAACAAGGGACTCCAACAGCAGAGTGGGGACTTCTCACAGCCTGTTGGTCGCTCAGAGGTGGCATTCGGCATGGAACACTATGCTCAGAAGGCATCGTTCTTTGAGATGCGACTAATCAGATACCTGGTCAAGAACCGAGCTGAATATCCTATCTTCATCAGCCATGAGAATCGTGACACCGACCTTCGCCCACAAATTGAATGCAATCAGTGCATCGGTGATTGCTTCATGGATGGTACTTGGAACTGTGGCTATCCACGCAACAATGGATACAACAATCAAATTCTCGTCATCTGATGAAAAATACAACACTCATTATCTTTGCATCATTGTTCACAGTACTCGCTCCAGTGCAACCCATGGTTTTGGTTGCAATTATTGCCATATTTATTGACACCATTTTTGGAGTTTGGCGATCAGTTAAAAAAAATGGTTGGGCATCATTCAAATCACGCAGATTGAGTGACACACTTGGTAAGGCTGCACTGTATTCAGGTGGTATTGTGTTCACCTTCCTCATTGAGAGATTCATTGCTGGTGATATCATCGCACACTTCATCGCTGTTGAGCTTATCATGACCAAATTTGTTGCATTCTTTTGTGTTATTGTTGAGGTCAAGAGCATCAATGAATCATATGAGAGTGTGACAGGCAAGAACATACTCGCAGCGATGCGCAAATTTGTGACCAGGTCCAAGGAAGAGCTTGATGCTTGGAAATAATGTCCAGTAAAAAGGACAAAAAACTGGACATTTGTACCTTTAAATATAACTTATGAAATTAGACATTTCAAAAATCAAACAAGTACGTCTCAAAGAATCTCAGTTCTTTGCTGAAGAGTCACTCAAAAATCAAATATATCTCCACCATACAGCTGGAAGTGGCAACGCTGAAGCAGTCAGCAGATATTGGAATGGAAACACTGAGCGTATTGCAACAGCCTTTGTGGTTGGTGCTGATGGATTGATTGTGCAGTGCTATTCATCAAAGCATTGGGCATGGCATTTGGGTGTTGGTGATAAGGAATTTAAAGCACAAGGAGTACCGTACAAGAACCTCAACAAGTCATCAGTTGGAATTGAGGTATGCAACTGGGGGTATCTCAAAGAAAAAAGTGGTAAATTTTACAACTACGTCAATGCTCCTGTACCTGACTCCATGGTCACCACATTAGATACACCATATAAGGGATACAAGCATTGGTACAAATACACCGATGCGCAAATTGAAAGCACTCGTCAATTAGTTGAGTACTTATGTGAGACATACAACATCCCAAGTGACTACCGCTCGGAGATATTCGGACTTGACAAGGAAGCATTCAAAGGAACACCAGGTATATATACTCACAATTCGGTCAGAAAGGACAAGAGTGACATTTACCCTTGCCCACGAATGATTGAAATGCTAAAGAATCTATGAGAAATTTAGTCACTATTCTGTCACTAATTGTGACAATATTTGCGACAAGTTGCTCGGCTAACTACCATCTGCGCAAAGCAATCAAAAAAGGATATAAGTGCGAGGAGGTGGGTGATACAATTCGCATCACAACTATTGACTCGTTTCCTGTCATCAGAGACAACGAAATCGTGTACGAAAGGTTCTATACCACCAAAGACACAATCATTCAATACAAGACAAGCTATGCGCCAAGAACAAGGTATCAGGAGCGCATCATATATCGCCTCAAGCGTGACACCATCCGTCAAGTTCAAAAGGTTGAGGTGGCAAAGTACAAAAGCCAAAAAGAAAAGCCTGTATTTTGGGTGCTGAT